CCTATGTGATTATTGTTCATCGTTGTTTAATTGCTTTTTGTTCCATCTTCGCAATGTCGCTTTCGTAAGCGATCCACATACAAGCGGAGTGAATGGGTTTTGTATAAACTTCTTCAAGGTTGAGGAAACTTCGGTTAGCAAGTCGGTAGACCATTCCAAACCATCCCCATTTTTCGGTAAGTCGTACTTCATCGACACTTCCCCCCTCCTCACCATCGCCAAATACTTCTGGGTAGAATTCAACAAGTCGATTCCTAAACTCCAAAAAAAAAGCAACGCACCAAACGCCGTGTTGCAATCCATGTCCTTAAAATCTGCGTTCAACTCCGCATTGTACGGGGTTATTTCATACCTTCCGTTCTGGCCTTCCTTGGTGATGGGGCGATACAAAACAGATAACACCTTCCAAATATCATTGGGGGTTTTTTGGTATGTTTCAATGTCAATAAATTCACCCGTGCTTAATTCATCCATGTTTGGGATGAATCCGTATTTGATGCCGTTCATTTTGAACCTGGGTGTGAACACGGGTTTAGATTCCAACATTTTGGAAATCTTAATCACACAATCTTTGAGGATGTCAAATGGGATGGCCTTTACCTCACTCATGGTCAATTCACAAAAGATGGCAACCGATTCCAACTGCCTTTGTGTTTCATCCATATCGGCCTTCAATTCATTGTACGCCAACATTTGATGCAACTTGACATCCTTCAACTCCGTGGGTACAATGATGGTTTTTGTTTCAATCATATACCCATAAAACGCCAATAATGGCGATTGTTTATACTAACCTTTCATGTAGGATGGTGTGAACCTGGGCGTGATACCTTTGCATCTCCTTATCGGTTACCAAAATATCCGTAAATTCCCGAACCGATGAAATGATTGTGGAATGGTCAAGGTGTGAAATGTTACCAATCTCCATGAAAGTCATGTTCAATCTTTTTCTGCAAATGTGGTTGAACATATGACGGGCATACATTGGTTTGCGTTTCCTTGACTTGGTGATGATTTGGTCGGGTGTCATGTCCATTACTTCACAAATAACCCGTAACACTTCACCCCATGTGGTGTAATTATTGTTGATGTCGGTTTTGGGTTGCACAATCTCCCGTTTCAACATTTTAATTTCACGATCGTGTTGCATCTTGTTTTCAACCACCAACAATCGCAGTCGTTTAATTTCTTGTTTCAGGTTGTGTATTTCTTGGTAATGGCTTGTCATATTGTTCTTTGAATTGCTTTGAATATCTCATACGCCACTTGTGGTACAATTGCGTTTCCGTATGCTTTTATTGATTCGTTTCTCCACTTTGAAAAGGTAATTCCGTCCAATTCGGTGGGAAGCCCATCATCTCCCCCACAAATCGGGGATTGAGTTGGGAAGTTGTCCCAGGTGGTTGATTCAAAACTCCGTGCATCTCGTTGACCAAACTGCTTCCTAATTGAAGTTTTTGATTTGTTCTTGTGCAACCTCCGTTCTTGTCCGAAGCCGTTGGTGTGTTCAATAGTGGCTTTTTTGAAATGTATTGATTGATTGTTGGCGTTTGCAACATCCCCGATTCCACTATGTCCCTCAATTTCACCCCCCATCTCACTCCGTCTTTGTTCGTCCGAAAGTAACTTCCGTTCTCCATCTGCACATCGTTCACACATCCCCCCTCTACATCCGCACTCCTTGGGGTTGGTAGTAATCCCATCACTGCGTAATGTTCCAAGTACATCGCCCTCGTTTCCCCTCCGTATGTTTCTTTGCGTTTCATCGTTTGTTCCTCGGTCACTTCCCTCGGACTTGAATTTGGTGTTGGTAGCATTCCGTTGTATGCCCATTCCCTCAAATTGCTGCATCCTCCTTTGTTTGCTGCTTCCGACCTTTCTTCTGGTTTCCTCACATCCGTTCTGATATCCATTGTTTGTGGTGTTGGTAGCAACGAACCATACTCTATCCCTTCCGTGTGGGGCATTGACCGCCGCCGCAGGTATAACCACGGCCTGGACTTCGTACCCCTCAAACTCCAAGTCAGTATGCACCTCATCGAATACCAATCCCCCATTCCAATTAAGGAGTCCAAAAACATTTTCCCCCACGATGTACTTTGGTTTAATCTCCCGTATTGCTCTAAGCATTTCGGGCCATAAATGGCGTTCATCTTCCTTGCCTTTTCGTTTTCCTGCCATACTGTATGGTTGGCAGGGGAATCCTCCTGTGAGAATGTCAATTTTGTTTGCATATTTTGTAAAATCCGTTTTTGTTATGTCATCAAATGATTCTGCATTCGGCCAATAATGATGCAATACCTTTTGCCCAAATTCGTTCCACTCACAATGGAAAACATTTTCCCATCCCATCCATTCTGCGGCTAAATCAAAACCGCCAATTCCTGAAAATAAACTTCCGTGCTTCATTATTTGTCTTCACAAATATAACAATCCACACGAAATAAACAAAATAATCTTAACGAATATCGTACTTCCCGAAATTTGACTTGATTCCTAACATCATCATCTCCGCATACCTCCAACTGTCAATCCCGTGATCCGTTCCGATTGGTGTGTTCATGGTTCGCCCTTGGGCATCACTATCCCAACAATAGTTTCGTAGTTCCTTAATTAGGTTTGTGCTTGTGGATGTAACCAAATAGGATTGGGATTGCATGATTTGAATTCCGTAGTTGATTGAATCTTTGCCCTTGGTTACCCCCTTGATTCTTATTCCATACCTCCGTATCTCATCAATTGATTTTGGTTCGGCTGAATCCGCATAAACGGGTACATGGTTGGGTAATGCCCTTGCAATGTCCGAATTAAGCATTCCCGTGCGATATGCGACCTCATCAACGATTCGTTGACCATTGTACTCATATACGGCAACGATGGCCGTGGGGTCGTTTGTATACCCAAAATCCACACCACAACCAACCAATCTTGCATCCTCTGGTATTTTGTCGATGGTTTGCCAATTACTGAATATAACCCCTTGTAAATTGCCAATCTCACCAAGCCCATATACTCGAAACCAATTTTCCCAATACTTACTTGTTTTTCCTTTTTCCCGTGCCTTTTCAATTTCGTTCACAATGGCTTTGTCCAACGCTTCGTTATCCTTGTAAGTGAGAATTATCATTTCGGAATCTTCATCACCTATCAACTCCGAATCCACCCAAAATTCACTTACTGGGTTGTAATCAAGATAAATAAACTTCCGTGTACGAATAGAAAGTTGATAATAGGATTCCCAATCTATGTTGTTGCACTCGTTTACGAATAACACATCACGCCTTGCACCCCTCAACTTTTGCGGTTGATCCGCAGAAAAGAATTCAATGTAGGATTCGTTTGAGAATGTGTAAGTCAGTGAAGATTTGTTCCACTTGTTTACATCATACATTCCAACCATGTCCATGATTTTAAGAAAGTCACGGATTGCACCCCTTCGCAAATGCGGAATGGTTTCCGATACAACAGATATTTCACACTTCGGGTTTTGCACCGCGTATGTGATAAGCATTGGAATAATACTAAATGTTTTGGAACTGGATGTTCCACCACGCACGATTCTAACCCGCTTTCGCAGTTGTGAAATCTTTGTTTGAGCGGTGGTTTTTTGAAGCATTATTTCACATCCAAATCAATACCATTGAAGATTGGTTTTTCAGTGGTAACATCAATTTGTTGGGTGGGCATACCAAATCCCGAATCCATCAATTGTTTGTACGCACCCACATCACCTTTCCTTGCCTTGTGTATCATTGCAAGGGTTATCAAATCTTCTTGGGATAGTTTTTCCAATTCACCCGTGATGGGGTTCTTGCTTTCTTGCATTACCTCCAACCATTTCCGTGCGATGGTGCTTCGGTTCTTGCTTCCCTTGGGTCTGCCATTGGGGTTTCTAACCTCACCTGGCTTTGGTGGTATTAAATTCTCATCATTTGCCATGATTGTCAAATTTGTTTCAAATTATTCTTCCAATATATATTTGTTTCTTTCAAGGTCTTTTGAAGACCAAATAGTACAATCGTTTGGGTCAATTTGACTTCCAAATTGTATGAAATCCCCTTGCATTATTTTGTACCCATAATACTCAAACTTGATTGTATCGTCAACTAAATTTTGTTGATATACAATTCGGTTAAATGCGGGAATGCTAAATTCTTTTATCTTTTCAATAATGAATTTTGCCGATTCATGCGTTCCATCAAAGGTATATCCTTTGATATAAGTTGTTCGTTTATATGTTTGTAGTTTCATAGGTTTTCGATTTCGTGTTTTACTTTTTGCCAAAAATAAATTTCCCCATTACTCAATAAAAATGTTGAATTAGATAACAATTCATCGCACATGATTACCGCGCATTGAATACCTTCGTTTCTTTGTTGCAATCCAACCAAGGTGAATTTGTCAACCAGTTCTTTCGCTTTGTCTTTCGGGGTCATGATTAATCGTTTGGTAAAAGGGGAATTGGCATCCACATATAGGGTGCATTGATTGGTGAATCATCTGTTGACAAATACCATTGCCCGTCTAAAATATAGGCAACCTCTTTGGTGTCAATTAATACCCACACTTGGTCATGTGGTATGGTGTCGCGGGTTTCTCTCCATGCTTTCATAGTTCTAATAATTTCCAAACTGCTTGTTCGGGTGTTGATGCTATTTTTTGTAATGCTTTTTTTACTTGGTTGTATTCATCGGGGGTGTATTCCAATGTGATTTTTTGGGTATCAATCTTTGGTTCATCCTCCACTTCGTCAATAACTTTTGGCAGTTCCAATCCCCAATCTTCCAAATCATCCGCATCAAAATCGTTGGCAAGTGCATCCCAATCCCACGATCCGTAATTGGTGTTGTCGCGGATTAAAAATTCTCTTTGGCGTTCTGCACTCCAATCAACTTTTTGGCAAGGTACTGTTGTAAACCCAAGTTCTTTCATTGCCATAAATCTTTGGTTCCCTCCCAAAATCATATTGTCTTGGTTGATAATTAACGGGCGAACCATGGTCATATCTGGAAACTCCCGAATTGACTTGACCAATTGTTCAAACTTGGAATCGCGGATCGTCCTTGGATTTGCCTCGTTGGGGTGTATCTCGTTTATGTTGTATGCCTCAATCATAATTTTAGTTTTTATTTCTTACATCTTCCCCGAATAGTTCATACAATTTACGGGTTTCTACCAATATAGAACGATTTTCTTTTGCTTTATGATACCAATTGTGGCATTCCATACAAAGATTAATCAAATTTCGTTCGTCATGTAGATGTGGGTGGTTTGGTTTTTCGCTGCGATACACGACATGGTGCATTTCAAATTGGTATGTTGATGTGGTTTCGCATCTTTCACAATAAATAAATCCATGTTCATTTTTCATTCGTTCCCTCATGCCATTACGAATCCTTAAAAATAATCTATTCCCTTCCGCCGTTTTATCCGATGTTCTGGTATACATTCCATTTCGATATCCTGGGTTGTTTTTCCCAATTCTTTTTTCGGTTGACTCCGCAGTCCATCGTCTGCATCTTTTTGACTTTTGATTTTCAACACGGCAATTGGCACTACAAAATTTATCCAAAGATGTGTATGGCTTAAACTCTATTTTGCAAACACCACAAATTTTTGTTTTTGGCTTTTTGCTTAGTTTATCGCCTTGATATTTCTCTTTGCATTTTTTTGAGCAACATTTATGCACACTTGTTTTTTGTAAAAATTCAGTTTCACAAACTATACATTTCATAGTTCAAAGATACGCATAAGATGTTACACATCTACAACTTTTATGTCAACGGCCTGACTTCCACAAACTTCGCACGGGATAAAATCGGTTGTATCATACCCAAAATAATTCAAATAAATTTTTGTATGTTTTTTCATTGTTGATTCCCTTTTCGTATAACCTAAACGCCACCGATTCCGATACCCCCATTCGTTCGCCAATTGCTCGGAATGTGTAATGGTAATCATCGCGTAAAATCATTACAGCGTATTGC